CATCGCCGTGAGCAATTCGTGGATCACGCCTGGAATCTCTAAAATCAACATTTCGTCAGGCGGTTCTTACACGGTGACAAGTTTGGCAAGCGGCTTAATAGCGGTTGCCGGACCTTCTTTTATCGCCAACAAGGGGCCTATCGTTCAAACGACCTACACCGGCGGCATCATCGGCGCGGGCATTTACTCTTCGCCGCGCCTGGATAATTCCAACGAATACATCGTCCTTGCTGGGCCAAACTCTGTTTACCTCTGGCGGGACGGCGCGAATCTCCAGACGATTCAGCTTCCCAATACCGACCCGCTGGTCGCTGGCGATGACATCGAGATCATCCAAGCCTTCGACAAACTTTACCTGCTGCGCACCCGCGAGGAGTCGCTGATCCGCCTCCAGACGCTCACGCAGACCAGCGGCACGGTCACAGCCACCACGCTGGGCACGCACCCCTACCAGACCGGAGAGGTCGTGCGCATCAGCGGGGCAGGAGAGGCCGGATACTTGGCCGACTTTACGGTGACGCGGCTTTCCTCCACGCAGTTTTCGTTTTCTGTTCCCTCCGCCACGGCGGCTTCTGCCAGCGGCACGATTATTTCTCAGCGTGTGCAGCCTGCCTTGGTGTGGGACGGCATCCTGGCAAATGGTTTCGCCCGCGTGCAGCAGGGCTCGCATCCACTGGGCGTTACCTACTCGCGCCTGCCCAGCACCAGCACGGCGACCTACTACAACAACCAACTCGTCATCGCCCGCAACCGCGATGAGGTGCTGATTTCCGATGTCTTCGACGCCGAGACCTACGATCCAGTGAGCAAGGCATTCCGCGCCAACTCTGGCTCGAATGACTACATCGTAGCTCTGCACCCCTATGCCGAGGGCCAAGTGCTGGTCTTCTGCCGCAAATCCATCTGGCTTGCCACGGCGGCCATCGGCACGGATGGCGTCTCGATTGACCCCGCCGCTTCCAGCCTGCAACTCCTCACCGACGAGATCGGCTGCTCGGCCAAACGATCCATCGCCACCGCAGGCGTGTATGTGTTTTTCCTCTCGGACAACGGCGTTTACCGGTTAGACAATCAATTTGACCTCAAACTGCGCGGATCCACGCAGACTCTCTCGGACCCCATTGCCGACCTCATCGCCGAGATCAACGCCCCGGCAGCGCACCTGAGCAACGGCATTTATTTTTCCAACCGCTACTACCTCGCCGTGCCGCTTGGCACCAGCACCGAGCCGAACGCCCTCTTCGCCTTCAATATGCTGAACAAGCAGTGGGAGACCAAAGACATCTACGGTTTCCCGCTGAACCGCCTACTCGTCTCCGACTACGGCACACAGCGCCGCCTCTTCGCAGCTACCACCACCGGCAAGCTCTTCCTCCTCGATGAGCAAGAGACCGGCGCGGACGATACCCAAAGCGGCCTCGGCACCACCCCTGTCCTCGGCAGTCTCCTGACGCGCCGCTACGGCTGGGGCAGCCTCAACGCCAAGCGCCTGACCCGCACCAAAGCCAGCGTCGTCCTGCCCGCTGGGAGCGCCTGCACACTCGATGCGGTGACGACAGATTTTGACGCTGATTTCGAGATCGCCGCCCTGGGGAACACCACCGCCGACCAAGAGGACTATACGCTGAAGGCTCCGCTGCGCTGCAAGGCAACCGCCCTTGACCTCCGCTTCCGCACCACCTCGGGTCGCCCCATCCTCCGCACCCTCACCGCCGAGGCGACAATCAACGGACCGGTGAGCACTGAAACCCGAACCTTAAATTAACCACAAAGGACACAGAGAACACAGAGGACGCCTCTTAATCCTTAAAACTTAAAACTCCAAAATGGCAACCGTCACCCCAGGCTACACATTTACAAACGATGAAGTCGTTACACCAGCAAAGTTCAACTCGGCGGCTACGCCAGTAGTCTCAAACATAGTTACGGCTGATATTGTTGATGCCAATGTGACTACGGCAAAAATTGCGGACGCCAATGTGACTACGGCAAAAATTGCGGACGCCAATGTGACTACGGCGAAGTTGGCCGCCTTAACCCAGCAGGCGCTACTCCCCGCTGGCGCTATCATGCCATTTGCCAGGACAACTGCGCCTTCCGGTTGGTTGATTGCTGACGGTAGTGTTGTGCCTAACGGAAACGGCACGGTGCAAACTGTGACCGCAGACTACACGGCGCTTTACGCAGCGGTAGGCGAAAACTTTGGCGTTGTCGGAACGCTCCCCGATCTGCGCGGTATTTTTGTGCGCGGCAGTGGGCCGCAGACGATTAGCGGGACGGTTTACACCGGAACTTTTGGGCAGAAGCAGCAGGATCAGCTAAAAGCTCACACGCACACGGAGACAAATTACACTTTTGGAACCGCTGGAATGCAAGGGGCGAACGCAGCTAATATAAATTCTGCTACCGCAGGCTATCCAGCTACTGGGCCCGCCTTGGCATCTGGACCGGGCAGCACCTTGGTTGGCACCGAAACCCGCCCCGCCAACATCTCCCTGTTGTATTGCATCAAAATCTAATGCTCCCCTGGGAACGCGCCCGCAACTGGCATGACGAACACACCGCCGAATCTTTCGAGTCCCTCCTCGCCTGGCACATGGCCCACGGCCTCGTTTTCAACACCCCCCAAGTCTTCCTCCTCGCCCACGAAGTCCACTACTCCCCAGATACAAACTCTATGACCTACGACCTCCCCCCAAACGCCTGGTTCGTCGAGCTCGCCGCCTCGGTCGGCCACGCGAACCCCGTCCGCGAATTTCTCCGCGTCGCCACGCACCCCCAAGAGTGGGCCATCTGGCACCGCCGCAATTCTTTCCAACCACACGCCTACCCATGGGCCAAACTCGCCCGCCGCGTTGGTCTTGGAGGGACGACCTCCGTGTCGTCCGTAGCTGAAAGGGGGATAGCGTAATGGGCGGCGGTTCAGCACAAAAACCCAAAGAGCAAAAAGCTCCCCCGCAAGCACAGCCGATTAACTACGGCAAGCTCATGGCAGAATCCAGTAAAGTCTCCAAAGAGCAATACCGCGACCAGCTCAACGCGCAGATCGAAGCCTATCCGAAACTCGAAGCCCTTCAGCTCGGCACGATTGGAAAACTCTCCGATAGCCTTTCTGGCAACAATAACGCCTATACCCGGCGCGCCACCGACCAGCTCATCGCCGCCGAAGGCCAAGTCACCCAACTCGGCCGCATCGGCGACTACACCGAGCAGCTTGGCTACGCCGCCGCCAGCGACCTCGAAGGCACCGACATCGAACGCGAACTCCAGCGCCAAGCCACCAGCGAACTCGCCCTCGGCCGCGCCCTCAGCCCTGAGCAGGAGCGCCAAGCCACCCAGCAAGCCCGCGCCGGAATGGCTGCTCGTGGCCTCGGCGTCAGCAACTCCGCCCTCGCTGCCGAAGTCCTCAACCGCGATGCCTACGCCACCGAGCGCGAAGCGAGCCGCCGCAACTTCGCAGGCTCCACCAATCAAATGCTCGTGGGCAACCGGCAAAACCGCATCGGCCAAGTCGGCAACATCCTCGGCCAATCCGCCAACACCAGGATGAACCAAGCCAACCTCCGCAGCAGCCTCGCCGGAGCCAACATTACAATCGACCCCTACGCCCGCGCCATGAACCCTGCCCTTGGCATGGGAGCCAGCACCCTCGGCCAATCCGGCCAAATGATTGGCAATACCTACAACAACGCCACGCAGATGGCCGGGAATGTCGCCGGGGTCAACGCCTCCATGCTCGATTCCCGCTGGAACACCGTGCAAAACAACAACGCCGCCCTTCAAAGCGCCTACATGGGAGCTAAGGCCAGCGACAACGCCGCGAATATGGGTCTCCAAGGAGCGGCCATGGGAGCCAGCGCCGTCATCGGAGCCGCCGCCGCTGCCTGCTGGATCGCCCGCGCCGCCTTCGGCACGGCCACCACCCGTTGGGTGGAATACCGCCGCGCCATGCTCCGCCATGCCAGCGACCGCACCATCCGGCTCTACTGCCAGCACGGCCAATCCCTCGCCGCCCGC